GTTCTATCATAATTTGCATCTAATCCAAAACCAGTAATAATATTGCTAGGAGTTTTGCCATCAATAGCTCCTTCATTATATACAACAGTTTCGTATTCTAGCCCCATTTGCATTTCCATAGTACCAGAGCCTTGAGCATAATCATACGTATCATGGCTGAATCTACTAATGATAGGATTGATTAATGTGTATGCTACAAAATTGTGTTGATTAAAACCAAAAACTGTAATATTTTTAAAGAACGGAATTTTAACACCACTAACTGGTGCCGGGACATTTGTATCACCTATATAACCCCATGCTTCATTTCCTGTTATGGAAGGTACGTATGTTGTTCGTTCGTTGTAGTTAGCAAGAGTAGCTCCGGGTTGAGTAGGTGCGCCACCCCTTGATCCAGCAAATACTACTTTAGGTTTTGTTCCATCAGCATAGTGATAGTAGTAATATGCTTTCCACATATTTCTTATCATATTGCCATTGTCATCATGGAAAGATATGTCTACTGCGTCATATTTAATTTTTGACTGTACGATTCTTTTACGATTGTATTGGTTCATTGTATGAGTATCAAATGTAAAACTAGGAAGTTTTACTGTTTTGACTGCTAAACCAAAATTAGCACCAGTACTTACATTTTGTGCATATACGTCAGAGTTAATATCAAAGTAAACGTGAAATAGATATTTAAATTTAGGTGCATTTTGATATGCATTGGTCCTAAATGTTTTACTAGCATGAGTATAATCACGAAGGTAATCGCTGCCGAAAAAAGTTCCGGCAGCGTCTGTGATTAAATCTTGAAAAAATCCAGCCATGTACTAGACTTTTTTAAACTAATTAACCTTGACCTGAGCCAATGCCTGTTACTGAAGCACCACCTAGGGCACGACCGACAACTGCACCGACACCAGCACCAATTGGGCTTTGAATTGCGTTATCATAACGTAATGTCATTGCGATGGTTACTGCTTCGTTTGTTGCATAGTTTAGTGTATTGTAATTTACTGTTTGCAAGAAACAGCCATATAATTCCCAAGTTTCTAAAACTATAGGAGCATTTGCACCGTTACCACCGTCTAAGATTTCAATATTTGTTTGAAATTTGTAATCTTGACCTGTAGCCGCAGATGCTTGTTCAACAAAGTCCATTTGTTTCTGTAATTGTTGTCCAACTAATCTTGCTACTGTACCAGATGCATCATCTCTGACGTTAACCGCTAATGTTTGCCACGTTGCTTTTCCTGCCAAATACATTGTTGAGTTGTAAATTGGTATTGTAATTTCTTGGAATTGTACTTGTGGTCTAGCGCAATCTATAACCTGTTTTGTTAGTTCCACTGAACTCGCACTTGCTCCAAAATTCAAAAAGTTTACTCTGAATCTAAATTGTAGTTTGGGCATTAGTAAGCCCTGATTGCCGCCGGCATTATCAGATGCTACTGTCATGTTGAACAATGATTGTGAGGCTGTTGCCATTTTTCTTTTCTCCTGTTAATCTTATTTATCTTAAAACACAGCAACCCCCTTTCGGGGGCTTAGATTATCAACCTAAGGCTGCAATTTCTCCTGTGTTTAGAACTCTAACTGGGATGTAGATGAATTCAGCTGCCTTAACAGGCTCAATCGCAACGTCTACCCATAGTTCGTTTCTATCAATTCTTGCAGGTGTGTTGTTACTCTCATCACACACTACAAGATAGTCATAAATACCGCGTTTTGCAACTAAATCAACAAACAATGATTGAACTACACCAGCAATTTGATTTCTAGTCAATGCGTCATTTGGTTCGAATACGAACGGACGTGCCGCAATTGTTAATTGTCTACGTATGTACGCAATCAAACGTGCAACGTTTACTCTATCTAATGCACTTGTACTGTTAAAGCTGGTCTTGTTACCGTAGTTCAACAAACCAATACCAGTGAAGAACACTAATGGATTGATAAAGTTGATGTATAGAACATCACGAATACCAATACGTGTCTTGATTGTTATGAACTCACCTGTAGTTGCATCTAAGTAACCAATGTTTGTAGCATTGTCAATGTTGCCGCGGCGTGTACCAGCCGGTGCTAACCAAGGATAAGCAACAGTGTCATTACGCAAGAATGTACGTAGCATCATGTGACTTGGGGGAACAGCAACTAAGTTGCCACTCAAGTCAGGTGCAATTCCACTCGGATAGAATAGACCTAAATATGTATTACGTGTTACGCAACCTGCTTCTCCTGTACTTTCTGCGCCGGCTGCGTTAGTAGCCCATGCTTGAATTGCAGTAGCATCATCAGGTAATCTCATTGGTGTATCACCGATAATATAACCTGTTTCACCACGATCTGCATTCAACACAACCATGTTAGGTTGTAGTTCTGGATAGTAAGGTGCCGCTAACAAGTTAAAGAAATTATCTTCATCACGAATATCAGTGTTAGTATCAACTACTGAACGTAATGATTCAACAACCATGTTACGCTGTGCTTGGCGACCCATGTATGGTGCGCCATTTGCTTGATTACCACTTACGCTTACCCAAGCAGATGTTACTACCGGTAATGTTTCGTCAGGGAAACTTAAACTATTAAAGTAATTAACTTTATATTGTTTTACATTATATCCTGAACGGCGTGTGTTAAACAACAACATACCAGCTGGGTATAGTGCTGGATCAGGTGCATCTAAGTCAACATAATTACTTGTTAACAAACTAACAATTGAGGGGATAGGATCATCAACTGGATTTGTAGTGCCATTTGTTGCCCAACGTGCATCTAAGAATGCAGCGCCTCTTGAACTTGTTTGATCTGCATTGTCAATTAATACCCAGCCATCTGTAGTAGCATCTACTGCTTCCCAGCGACGGATGATAGGATAAGCCTCTAGGTCACTTGTGTCAATCCAAATATCACCATATACTAGTGCAGTACCATCAGTTTGTGCTATTGGTTCACTAGCACTTACAATAGGACCAGTGGGATTTGTTGTGTTTGCGCCTGATGTTGGGAAACCTGTACTATCATAGTTCAAGTTACCGTAACCATTCCATATACCATTATATTGTACCATAATGTCTACTTGGTCAACAACACTCCAAAACCAATTTGTATTATTAGCAGGAGCCGCTACTGGAGCTCCCTCATTAGCTGTATACTCAAACTCTACCCAATTACTTAATTGAGTACCGTAATAAGTTGCAGGTGTACCTTCAATGAAAGTTACCGCTGTGACAGGGCCAGTTGCGCCGCCACCTGAAATTGTAGCAACTTCTACAACTAAATCGTTTCCTGGTGTTACACCACCTAATGTTGCACCGCTGATTGTTAATTGGTCTCCAACTGCATAGCCAGACCCGTTTGCAACGACACCGTCACCTGTTAATCTATAAACACCGTAAAATGCTGAAACTTGAATTGTTGCATTTATACCACTACCTGTAGTTGATGTTACTGCTTTAGTATATGACGATGTATATGATGTGCCAAACTTACAACCGGGCGTTGTACCCATGATAAAACCAAGTTCATCGATGATACCCTGTGACTCACCTTGATCATTACCAGTAATAAAAACGTCAGCTAAAATTATTTCTCCACCTTCGGTGTGAATTAGTTGAATTGCTCCGTCCGTAGTTACAAGTGCTTGTGTATAAGGGATATTAGTAGCAGACCATGCTGTTACAAAATCAGTAGCAGTATCACCAGTTGTTATTGGTATTTGATATGTAGTCGCTGATAAACTTGATGAGCCAGGAGTACTTATTTGTGCAAACAAAGTTCCAGTAACTGTTGATTCATAATCTGTTACACTGCTAGTTACTACTGTAGGACCTAATGCACCCCTCTTCCATAAGTATACTGGACCTTGTCCAAACACACCTGTAAAGTTATACTGTGCATAGATACTTCCTGCAGGAACAGCTTGTCCTCCACTTGAATCAAGACTTGCACTTGCGGCCCAGTCAGATGTGTAGAGACTAACATTACGTGCATTCCATACAGCGGTCGTTGCATTATATTCAGATAATACTGGATTTAATCCATTTCCTGCAGAACCAACTTTAATCCAAACAGAACCAGTTGGTCGAGGAACTGACTGACTTGATGTCCATAATGGCATTTGAGCAGATGTACCGTATGCAAGTGCAAGTTGATAATAACTAAATGGATCTTCAGTTAAACCTAAATCTTCGACTGCTGTTCCGGTGCTTACATTAGCAAACGAAATATGTTGATTTCCAACTTGTGGTTGGCTTGAATACACATTCAATCTTCCTGAAGTAACACTAGCAGTTACATAACCGTTGTTTAAAGCGGTGATAGCACCTGCCACACCAGCAACAGTATTGTCAGGAGAATTAGGAACTGTAATACTCAAATCATATAATCCACTAACATTGATAGTAAATTCATCACCTGCACTTAATGTGGGATTTGATTCAGTACCTTGAGCAGTAGGCCAGTCTTGTTGCCAAGCTACTGAACCTACTATCACCCACACGTTGTCAGTAGTTTTATAAAAATATTGACCTTGTTGAGTAGGTTCACTTGTAATTTGTATTGCATTAATAGCATAATCACCTATGCTACCAATGCTAGATAGTGGAACACCACCGGATATGTTAGCCGCATCAGTAATCACAATAGGAACTTGTAATGTAAACAATCCTGTTGTAGCATTAAATTCATAAATGCCCCAAGTAGTTGTTGTACTATCTAACCAGTATGCACCATTGTCAGGCGCTCCTGATGGACGACCGGTTTGTCCTACTAAACTAGCTAAGTCGATATCTGCACGTAGTACGTAGCAACGATTAGTTGCACCTAATAAACTATATGCTGCCAATAGACCATATTCGTTAAGTTCATAACCTTGAATAGGCGTACCATTTGTTGTTGTATAGAAGAACGGAGTACCGTACAAGTCTACCAAGTCTCGTTGACTTGTTACTTGATATAGTTTTCCTGCATTTGCGGCTGTAGTTGCTGGGGCAACTGCTGTGCCAGACGCATTAGCTTTGTTCTGCGCTGTAGCTAAGATAACAAGCGGAACGGAATTGGTTGGGGCTGGAAGATACTGACTTTGATCAATGATTGTGACTTCTACGCCTGGAGATGTTAGTGCCATTTTATTTTTCCTTTATGTAAAATTATGAGGTTTACCACCTAAAATGCATACTATTATTTATTAAAAAAAATAAAAAAAGCGGTTTAGCCGTGCCTTCGAAGGTTCTTAACTAAATACAGTATGGCACTATTAAGACCTATCTGTTCTAAATGTAATAAAAACTATAAGGCTATCAATTATATCCGTGAAGGCATCACACATTATCGCAGTTCATGTGATGAATGCGGTAGGAAAAAGAATAAATTAAAGCCTAGAAAATCAAACTGGACTAAAAGTGGATATAAGAAAAAAACCACATGTGATTTGTGTGGCTTTAAAAGTCTATACCCTGCTCAGATTACAGTATTTTTGATTGACGGGAATTTAGAAAATACTGCACAAACTAACCTACGCAGTATTTGTTTAAATTGTGTAGAAGTTGTAAAGAAAAAAGAAATTACTTGGAAGCGGGGCGATCTTGAGATTGATTACTAATTATTTTGCATATTGATTTATGTAAATCGTCAATGGTCCCGTTGTTGTCTATATAGAAGTCATAAGTCAGACCAACGCTACTGTATTCACTTGCATGAATTTTTAGTTTATCTAATCTTCGTTTACTTACTGCCCACTGACTATTCCCATTAGGGCCTCGATTATACGCAATTGCTGAGTTGTACCAATCAGGTTGATCTCCCCTAACTACTCGCATAGTAATACCACCGGCATTTTTTATTGCGGACACCTCGTTGTCGAACCTACAATCAGTAATTACAATGTCCTCAACTGATTTTAATATCTTGTATTCAACTGATGCAACCCAAATATCATTATGAAAATTGTTGCGGCATACATCTGTTCCCCAATATTGTAGTACCCAACGTGGAGTTAAGTGTGGCATTTTTAATCGTTCTGCCCACCAAGGGTCTACTTGTTCTCGCCATGTTCGGCTTGTTTTAGTAGTACCTTCTAGCATTTCTCGGTCCCAACCAAATACCGATGAAACTGCATCTTTCAAACTTGCCGCAAAACTAACTCGTTTGAAACCTTTATGTGTGCAAAGATAATCAGCTATTGTATCTTTGCCACTGCCTATTAAACCAGTTACACCTATGATCATAAAAGAAAACTCCCGTAGTACTTATTGTATTACAGGAGTGTGACGAAATAAAGTGTTTAGGTTAACCTTGAACCCAAGTCAATGGTTGACTGTAATCTACATAACGTTTCAATTCGTCAATCAACTGTTCCATTGCGGCTTTACCTTCTGCTTTCATTGCGGCGCCGTTCAATGTAGTGCCACCACCTGGACCTGCAATAGTGCCAAATTTTTCACGTGCTTCACCTATAATTAATTTAAGATTGGCTAATATAAAATCGCCTATCCAAACACCAGCGCCTGGATCTTGCAATAACACTTCTTCTGGTCGTTGAACGTCAGCCCAAATAAGTATACGCTCACCAGACCCTTTTGGATCACGAACAATTCTCAATACTTTGGTAACTGGATCAAATGTATAAGTTACATATCCGCCGAACATACGTGCGGCTAGTTCAACATAACCTGCGTAGAAATCATACGTTGCCATACCTCCTGCAAAATTATAGTTCAACAAGTAAGTGTTCAAAATAGCACTTGAGAAAGGATCAAAACTACTTGCACCGGGACCAGTTTCAAGTCCAATTGTTCTGCGGTATAAACATCTTACGTTAATAAATTCTTGTGGTAGTGTATATGTATCTACATTTCGTTCTATTGTCATCAAGGTGTATGATTCAGCCGTAGCATTTTGCGCTCGTTGACGATATACTTTTATCGCATAGTTATATGCGGCTTCATAGTGTTGAGGGTCTAACTCAATATCAATGATGCCGTTACCTAAACGATAACCTAGGTTACTAAAAAGTGCCTCTTTTAATTCATCTAGTGTTAAACCAGATGGTGTAGAAAGAGGGCTTGCAAGTGGAGATGTTGACATGTTGTTACCTAATAATTGTATTTATCAGGCAACGCTATGTATTACAAATCCCCTTCTTTGCGATTTTCCGAATAGTGTGCGTCAAAACTACCACCGGGATAACGTGATTCTAGCTTACGCACATTCTCGTCAATAACCTCGTTAGGATCAAGATTTAACGCACGACATGCATTGATCCAGTACCACATGATATCACCTAATTCACGTTTCATGTGAAAGACATTCTCGTCAGTTAGTGGTTTACCTTGAAAGAAGATTTTTTTGGGCACTTCAATAAACTCGCCACTTTCTGCCGCTAATCCTAAACATGCTGTCAAAAGCAACGGTACATTGATATCCGGTCCACCATCATTACCGTCAAGTTCATCACACCGATTCATAAATGTTGTAAGGTCATTGCTTGTTTGGCTAGTTACAGCCTCAACAAATCCACTGTACTTATTCAAATCAATATTCATTGCATACTCCAAGCATCAAATACAAGAACAAATCCTACAAATAGTAAAATAAATCCAGTACTAGTTTGTCCAAATGCAAGTGCATTTAATGCACATAATATGTTAATGCCACCTAGGGAATAACCTATTTTTTTACGATTCTCACCTAACCAAAATACAAGTTTGTTTATCATATTAAAATGCTTTCAAAATAATCATGTTCTCATTAAAGCGACCATTGGGCACTGCACTGACTGCTTTAATATCTTTAAAGTATTTACGTGCCGCAGGCTTGCTACCCATAATTTCTTTAATCTGTTCACCCGGCTTACGCAAAGTTTTCATTTCACTTGCATTGTTGTCAAAGCCCAACACTGTATTACCTTTTACAGTAAATGCCTTGCTATACTCATCGGCAATGTAATGATGCATTTTCCGTTTTGCAGTATCATATACCCATGCCTCACTAGCACCATGCAACTTAGTTGGATGTACGCTAATCAAATCAAGTTTATTAACTGGGTCCTTAAACACTTTTAAGTACTTGAGTTTAGCCACAATCTTCTCAACAGGAACTGCTTTGCGTTTACGTGGCGCCTTGCTTGCTTTCTTAATTGAGATATAACTGTTCAGGTCACTCAATACCTGTTCAATAAATTTGATTGTATTACGCAATTTAACTTTGCCTAAATAACTATAGGCTTCATTCAATTGTTCATCAGTCCCTTCAGAGACTTCATTAAATTCTTCAAACTTGCGTTTCCAAATCTCAACAATCAATGGAATGTGTTGAGGCAACACGCTAAATTTAGCAACAATATCAACTGTTTTTTGTGTAACTTTACCTGCAGTGATCCAATCATCGAAAATGCTTTCAAGTTCGCCTGCCGCATCAAATGCTTTTTCACGCATGATTTCCTGAACGTTAGGACGATTACTGGGTTCTTTTTCTACTACTTCAGGTTTATGCACAAGTTTATACAAGCGGCTGATTTCGTTTTCAAGTGTAAGTGATTCATGTTCGCTGAGTTCCAGTCCACGCATTGTCATACGTGCAAGCCAGCACAACGTCATTAAGAATTCGCTTTCATGTACCTTACGCAAGTGCTTGGCTTCTGCGGCGCGGCCGTTATATTCTAGATACAAACACAATAATTCTTTTGCATCTTTTTTACCATAAAAACGATTATACCAAGTAAAACCATGTGTTAATGCTAAAGTTCTACCATTCTCATCTGGTTGAAGTGGGAAGAAGGGTTCATCACCCATATATTTTGTATCAGCATCCCGGGGACTCAATGCTTTGACAAAATGATCACTTGTTTGCTTGGGTTTACGTGTAGCCATGTGTGCTCCTATTAACTATGCTTGTATTATATATGATATCCCATTGAGTGTCAACCGTTTTGAGTTATGTGTATATTTACTGATAAATAAGTAATAAAGTAAAAATAATATGCCTAGACTATCGCTTTGGCGCCCCAATAAAACAAATGACTACAATTTCTTTGATAGAACCATATCAGAGATGTTTACCGCTGGGTCGACCGATTTATATGTACATAAATATTTGGGACCAACTGACCAAGGTGCTTCTATTGATTATACGCAACCACAATACGATGTACTAAATCCCACAAATATACAGGATTTGTTATTTTTAGAAAACCGTGACAGGAGTTATGATCCCAATATCTATAGACTTCGAGGTCACTATAATGTACAAAATTTAGACTTTGACTTGTCACAGTTTGGTTTGTTCTTAAATAATGATATTATTTTTATCACTGTTCATTACAATGACATGATAGACTTGGTAGGTAGAAAATTAATGGTTGGTGATGTAATTGAACTCCCACACTTGTTAGATTATAATCCACTCAAAGAAACTATCCCAGTAGCATTGAAACGCTTTATGCAAATCACTGATGCGAATTATGCGTCGGAAGGTTTTAGTCCAACATGGTTCCCACATCTATGGCGTATCAAATGTGAACCACTCGTTGATAGTGAAGAATTCAGTCAAATATTATCTGAACCTATTAATCAAGATAATTATTTAGGTATATGGGATAAAACAAAAACATATCCTACAGGATATGTAATTACATACGGAGATAAAAATTATATATCAAAGACTGAAGTACCTATTGGTATAGCACCACCAAATAACACCTATTGGGAATTAGACACAGCAAGCAACCTAAAAGATATACTTGCTACATATAATAAAAACATTGATATTAATAATGCTGTACTAGAAGAGGCTGCTCGTTTAGTACCTAAAGCAGGTTACGATAGAAGTAATTTATATATTGTACCTACATACGGAGAATTTGAGAGTAACAGTCAACTTAGTCAAAAGAATAATCAACCCGCACCACCAGTGAATGTAGTAATTGACAGTAACGGTGCTCCCGGAACTACGTCTACTACCGGAACTGTTGCATATGTTCGTAATTCAAAATACAAAAATCCTAGTCCAGTAATTAAAATTTCAAAAGCCGCAATCAAAAGTATTTGGGATATGACTGCTGACATGGGATATGAAAAACTAGACGTATTCAATACAGTTAATTTAGAAAAAATTAAAGTAGCACCAAGTCGCACAGATACTAATTCAGGTCCGGTAAGCGGAGATAATATATTGTCTGTGTATTCAATGGGCCAAATAACAGGTCCATATGGTACTGCCGATAATACATATGCTACTGCTGATGCGAATCCTGTATTGCCTGGATTCACTGGTACTATTAGTACTGAAATGGATTGGAGGGCAGATGCTGATCCAGCATTTCAATATATTTCACGTAGTAGCCCAAGAAGTTTTGGATATTCAGCTGGCTATTTAGACGGAACTGCCGAAGCACCAAATGGATTCCCCACAGGCGCTGGAATTAGTTTCCCACAAAATCCACAAGTAGGTGATTATTACTTACGCATTGATTATTTTCCGCAAATATTATATCGATGGAATGGAAGATTATGGGTTAGAATTTCTACAAATGTACGCACTGAAACTGGATTTACTCAACTTGACCAGTCACAGTTGTCAGGATTTATTAATAATACAAGTGAAACTAAGTTAACTGACGGCACGTATGTTCCACAACGTCAAGCGTTGTCTACAATATTGACGTTAGCTCCAGATCCATTACCACCGCAAACATAAAGAATATAAATGGCACAATTTTTCTATGATAATCAGATACGCAGATTTTTAATTCAATTTGCAAAAATCTTTAGTAATTGGCAAGTTACTAAAGGCAAAGATCCTGCAGGCAACGAAATATATGTTCGTGTACCAGTCATGTATGGTGATAGTAGTAGGCAAGCAAGTACCATTATTGCTAACAATAGTGCAAGTAATCTTCCTAGTGCACCACTAATTACATATTATATTAGTGGATTAGAATATGATCAAAGACGTACTCAAGACCCCACATTCATTGACATAGTAAATGTCCGTCAACGTGCATATGATAGTGAAACACAAACTTACGAACAGACACAAGGACAAGCATTTACTGTTGAACGGTTAATGCCAGTCCCATACACATTAAGAATTACTGTAGATTTTTGGACTACTAATTATAATCAGAAACTTGAATTGATTGAACAACTAGGTACATTGTTTAATCCAGCACTGGAAATTCAAAGTACTGATAATTTTATTGATTGGACTTCACTTAGCGTAGTTTACCAAGACGGTTTAACTTTTAGCAGTCGTAGTATTCCTCAAGGTACTGGTAATCCTATTGACGTATTGACTTGGAAATTCTATATGCCTATATGGATTAGCACAGCAACTAAACTTAAGAAGATGGGTGTTATTGAAAAAATTATTGCAAGTATTTTTATGGGAAAATCTTTAACAGATATACAAGATGAAGATTTGTTATTAGGTACTAGACAAAAGATTACTCCATACGGATACAAAGTATTGTTATTGGGTAATTCATTGCAGATATTACCACAGGCTATAGCATTTGATCCCAATAATTTAAGTTTAGATGATCCAACTCCACCGAACACAGACATTTATTGGTCAAGTGTCTTAAACGTGTACGGAACCATCAAACCTGGTATAAGTCAAATATGGTTACAAAATCCATATATGGAAACAGATATTGTTGGTACAATCGTACCTGACCCAGTTGATGATAGATTGTTAATCTATAATATAGATCCAGATACCCTGCCACAAAACACATTGGACCCTGTCGACGGTGTCATTAATCCTCTTGTCACAGGGCCAAACGCAGGGTTACCTGGACCCATTAATGGTCGCAGATATCTTATCGTTGAAGATATAGGACACGTAGGTGATCCTACTGTAGCGTGGGGTAATTTGGTTGCACACGCAAATGATATTATTCAATTTGACTCAACTACAATGGAATGGGTTGTAGCATTCGATGCTACTGCATCCACTATCACTACACTTGAATATGTTACTAACTTAGCAACAAGTGTTCAATATAGATTTGTTGATAATATTTGGATGAAATCGTATGAAGGCTGGTATGGTGAAGGAGATTATTCTATTGTAATATGATTTGTGATAAATCATAGTATGAAGAATGAATCCGCTGGCGTTTTCTTTTACAATCATAATACAAAACGTTTTTTATATCTACTACGAACTGATAGTAAGAACCCAGGAAACTGGGGAATTCCTGGTGGAAAAATAGAATTAGATGAAACATTACTAGAAGGTATTGCTAGGGAATGTGAAGAAGAAATCGGGTTCTTCCCAAAAAATGCTAAATTAATACCTATCCAAAAGTTTATCAATAATACTTTTACTTACCACACATTCTTCTGTGAAGTTGATAGTGAATTCATTCCAAATTTAAATGATGAACACTGCGGGTATGCTTGGGTAGGTGAGGGACAGTATCCTAAGCCATTACATCCAGGATTATTCAGTACTTTCAACTTTGACATTGTACAAGAAAAATTGAACGCACTAACAAAAAAAGAGACCTAAGTCTCTTTTTTTATTTTAGCAATTTTGCTATTGCATCGAATCCCAGTGATCCTACTACAACACCTGCTCCCATCATCATCCATCGCCATTTCTCAAGTGCTGAAACTTTACTTGCAAGTTTTTCATGTGCTAGTGAGTCTTCAGAACGCATAGCTGTAAGAAGTTCTCTTGTTTCTTCTGCGTTCCTGTCCATACAGTCATGTATCTGCTTCAGATCCTCTTTAATCTCACCGACTTTATCTTCGATGTTTTTAACTTGAATCTGAAGCACTGCAATTTCAGTTTCTGCTTGCATTTTAAGTTTGGTCACTGACATAATTAGGCACTAGCAATAACCACGATTGGGTTAGGTTGTCCACCGTATGTATTTGCCGCATAAGCTGTATTGAACGTAGCAATTACGTCAGGATTAACCGTTGCTAATACTGCTGTACCTGTACCTGTTCCTGCCGCTGTAGCTGTAAATGTAACACCTGTCATGTTAGATGAAGCACCAATTGATGTCCAATTAGTTGTACCTGTAGAGTAAATTGTGTACACAGTTCCGGCTGATATTGAACCTGCTGCCACTTGTGCAGGGAACACTTCAGAGTTGTAATCATTTACGCTTGATACGTATGATGTTCCAGAGGCTGCATTAGTAGACAATATGTTCATTGTATTTGGTGTCAATGCAGAATTTGCTACGTTAGCAGTATAGCACACACCTGTTAAGCCTGATGTGCCACCTTTAACTAGGTATTTTGTTTTACCTTTTTGACGAACAATAAATCCAGCTTCATCATTTGCATATACAAATGCGGCGCCTGTTGAGGCAACCGCGGCGTTTGCAACTAATTCAACTACATCTTGTTGAGCGTCAGGAGTACCAGTAGCACTTGACAAATCAACCTCAGCACCACCTAATGTTGATGAAACAGTAAATGCAGTTGCGTTAGCAATTGCTTTAACAAAATAAACTTCACCAGATACTAAACCACCTAAGTTAGCAGTAAATCTTACTGTACCATTAGCAAACAATGTCTGAGCATTACCGGTAGTACGAATGATGTTACCTGTATTTTGTGTATTAGCAACAGCAACTACTGTCAAACCGGGTACTGTATTTGCAAAACCCAGAGTTGTATAATCAGTAGTTGTACCATTAATGTTTGCACTTGCCACCTGAATAACAGAACCAACGCTTAATGTATTTGCCAAATCAGTACCAATACCAGTTACATACGCAGTATCAGTTGCAGAGTATAATGTACCTGTACCACTAACACCTATAGCAACTGCTGTCAATACTTGTCCACCAACAATTGATGTGTTACCACCAACTACACCGTATGTATTAGCATTAGTTGCTGGGAAACCTGCTCCGCCTGTTGGATTGTTGAAATAAGCATCAACTACTGCGAATGATACTAAGACTGTCTGGGTTGTTGTATCAGTTAATGTAGCTAACACTTGTGGTTGAACGCTAGGATTAGTAGTTGCCGCAACAAATGTA